GCAACAGCGGTAAAAACCTCACCGGCCTCGCGGCTGCGGTTCCTGACGCTCCTTCGTCCGGCACCTACGGCGGCATCAACCGCGCCTCGTTTGCTTTCTGGCGTTCGCTGAAGTATTCTGGCGTAACCGATGGCGGTTCGGTTCTCTCGGCCTCAAACATCCAATCCTACATGGATGCTTTGGCCGTTCAGTTGATCCGTGGTACCGACAAGCCTGACCTAATCGTTGCGGATAGCAACTATTATCGTCTGTACCTTCAGTCGCTGCAAGCCATTCAGCGCATCTCGGACTCCGGTTCGACTGCTGCTGGCGCTGGCTTTGCTTCTCTGAAGTACTACGGTGCGGGTATGGCCTCCGACGTCGTTCTAGACGGCGGTATCGGTGCCAGCGCAACGGCTAACCACATGTGGTTCTTGAACACCAAGTACCTGATGTGGCGTCCGCACTCTGACCGCAATTTCGTGCCAATTGGCGGTGAGCGCCAAGCGGTTAACCAAGACGCCATTGTGAAACTGATCGGCTGGGCAGGCAACATGACCTGTTCTGGTGCTCAATTCCAAGGAGTTTTGATAGCGTGATTGCTTAAACTTATGCATTGATATATATGTTTCCCTGTAATTCATGGGAGGCATATATGTCAGGCGGAAGACCAAAGTCGGATGAAAAAGAACGGTTTCTAGCAAAGGTAAAAACGGTAGAAAACGGCTGCATAGAATGGCAGAGTACGAAAAACAGAGGCGGATACGGAAAGTTTTACTTTAGGGGAAAGCAAAACGTAGCGCACAGAGTTTCATACGAGTTGTTTGTTGGGCCAATTTCAAAAAGTAGGTGGGTTCTTCACCAATGTGACAATAGAAAATGTGTTAATGCAAACCATTTGTTTTTGGGGAATTGCAAAGACAATATTTTAGATATGGACACAAAAGGTAGACGCGGAACCAAAAGTAAACTTACTTACGCCGACGTTGAAAATATCAAAAAGCTTCTTGCCGAAAGATATTCTCAACAAAAAATTGCAGAAATGTTTAATGTTAATCAGACTGCGGTTAGCAGGATCAAGCTAAACAAAACAACCTTGTTTTTACAAGAAAGGATTTAAACCATGGCTAGTACTTTTTCCGTTATGCCCATTGCGGGCATCACTCTTGCAGATCGCAATACGATTCCTGCATTTGGTCTTGGCACCCCTTGCACGGGAAACCAGAACGACACTTGGGTCTACGTCAAGGCTAGCGGCGCTGTTCCAGCCGCTACCTGCACCGTTGACGGATCGTTCAACGTGACCAGCACTGCGGGCAACTACACGGCTCCGTACGCCTTCAACTCTGGCGAATACGGCTGGGTCTATAAGACCACCTCGCCGCTGTAATAACGATTGGGGAGGGCTTTGGCTCTCCCCAACTCTTTTAGGGGTTTTCCAAAATGACCATTCCTTCCCGCGTTATGGGTTCTGGCAATTCGGCGCTCGCAACCACTTCGATCTGCGGTTATGCCGCGACCGCATTGACCGCTGTTGGCACGAACTTGGCCACTGGCCTGCAACTCAATGCAGACATTAACGTCGTCAGCACCGCCGCCGCTTCTACCGGCGTTGTCCTGCCTACGGCTGAAAATGGCGTCACTTTGGTGATTGCCAATGACGGCGCCAACACTTTGGCCGTCTATGCAAAATCTGGCTCTACGATTGATGGCTCGGCATCTACGACGATTGCCACCACCAAGCGGAGGGTCTTCTATGGGACCAGCGCGACAACGTGGGTCTCCGTCCTTGGAGCTTAATGAATGTCTTTAGACAGTGATATCAACAATGCCGATTCTCACCTACACGTAGAATTTTATGAAAACACAAAAGAACCATACGCTGGCGTCCCTTTTGTTGTTATTATGGCACCTGGCGATAAAACTAGCATCTATGACCAACCGGCAAGTGAGGATCACAAGATCCGTTTTCCACGTCAGTGGTTTCACTTCCAATCTAAAACTAACGGCGCTCTTTACATTGGGACGCCTCTGCGTAAATGGCATGAGGATGAACCCAGCGAATTGAACGAATCTCAGCTTGTGGAACTTGAGATTCTACGGTTCCAAACTGTTGATCAAGTCGCCACGGCGTCCGATTCGCAGATCCAGCGCGTAGGGATGGGCGGTCTTGGCTTGCGCGAGCGGGCTAGGGCGTATTTAAATAAAAAGGCCAATAACACTGCGTCTCTCGAATTGGCCGAAACACGCGAAGAGCTTTCCGAGCTAAAGGCCCAAATTGCTATTTTAATGGCGGCTCGCAAGCCTGGTCGCCCACGGAAAGAGGAAGCCGATGAGTTCGACAATGCTCCAGTTGGTGACACAGGTCACTAGCGAACTTGGCGTCCCGGTCCCGGTAACGGTAGCGGGCAATGTCAATCAGGATACTGTTCAAATCTTGGCTCTTATGAACGCCAGTGGATATGAACTCCTGAGAAAGAGCAATTGGCAAGAACTGACGAAGCCTTACAGCTTCTTCACGCAATACACGACAACGACGGGTACATATAACCCTGCTACGCTCCAGATTACTGGCATCCCGTCCACTGCCAGTCTGGACACCACCTACATGATTGTTGGCCTTGGCTGGCCCAACGCCACGTTTGTCACTAGCGTCGATTCCGCTAACCAAGTGACCGCTAGCACCTATCCTGACAACACCGTTACTAGCGGCACAATTTACTTTCAAAAAGTAAAGTACGCTTTGCCATCTGATTATGATGCTATAGTTCCCAGAACCCAATGGGACAAATCTAAGCACTGGGAAATGCTTGGCCCTGAAGATGCCCAGCAATGGGAATGGCTTATGAGCGGATATATCAGCACCGGCCCGCGTATGCGTTGGCGCTTGTATCAAAACTATTTTCAGATTTGGCCCGGCATCTCGACCAACGAATTCCTTGGTTTTGAATACCGATCCAAAGGCTGGGCAACGGCTGCTGACGGAACGGCCAAAAATAGTTTTACGGCTGACACCGACACTTGCATCTTTCCAGATCGCGTCATGGTTCTCAGCACCAAGCTAAAATATTTTCAAGCCAAGGGCTTTGATACCACCGCGCTTTACCGCGACTATGTGACCGAGCTTGAGACCTCTATGGCGCAAAATGTATCTGGCGCAAACCTGTCGCTCGCCCCGCGTCCCGGCAACATCCTGATTGGCTACGACAACATTCCGGATAGCGGCTATGGCCGTTAAGCCCTCGCGTCTCGTACAGCATAATGATGCTAGGGTAGAATCGCTTCCAGCGCCTATTGGCGGCTGGAATGCGCGTGATTCCATTGCCAACATGGAACCGACTGATGCTGTGACGATGATCAATATGTTTCCCACCGTGTCATCTATCAGTATGCGCGGCGGGTATAAAAAGTTTGCAACCGGCCTAGACGGCAAGGTTCAGACCTTGATGACCTACAATGCCGGCGCAAATTCCAAGATGTTTGCCGCGACTAGCACGGGCAAAATTTATGACGTAACGACCGCTGGTGTTGTCGGTGCGCCCGTGATCAGCGGTTTGTCAAACGGCATCTTTGAATACATCAATATTACGACCCCCGGCGGTAGCTTCTTGATGGCCGTTAACGGGATTGATGCACCAATACTATATGATGGCACCACCGTCACCACAGCCTCAATTACGGGCGTTACAGCAAGCAATCTAAAGAACATTATGCTGTTTAAAAACCGCATATGGTTTACCGAAAAAAATACGCTTAAGGCTTGGTATCTGCCAACCAGCGCAATCGGCGGCGTGGCCCAGCAGTTTGACTTTAGCCAATTGGCCCGTTTCGGCGGTCACTTGGTCGATCTGGATAGTTGGACCATTGACGCAGGCTACGGCGTTGACGACAATCTAGCCTTCATTACCAGCGAAGGTGAGGTCATTATCTATCGAGGCACTGACCCCGCTAGCATTGCGACCTGGGGCTTAATCGGTGTTTGGAAGTTAGGCTCGCCTATTGGTGAGCGGTGTATGCTTAAGTGGGGCGGCGACCTTCTCATCTTGACGTATGACGGCCTTATCCCCATGGCCTCTGCATTGCAGTCATCTCGCCTAGATCCCCGCGTAGCCCTCTCTGACAAGATTCAAGGGGCCATTACGCAGGCAACGACGGATTACGGCGGGAACCATGCCGCTGTGGGATGGCAAGTCGTTTACACAGCCAAAAACAATGCTGTGTGGATCAACGTTCCCGTGGCTGATGGTCAGCAAGAACAATACGTCATGAATACCATCACAAAGTCATGGTGCCAGTTTCAAGGCTGGGCGGCGTACTGCTGGGAAATCTATAACGACGATCCCTATTTTGGTAGCGATGGCTATGTTGGCAACGCATGGGACACCATCAACTACACCGATGGCGGGTCCAACATCGTCACCCAAACGCTTCAAGCGTTTAACTATTTTGGATCACGCGGCGTAAAGAAGTACTTTACGCGGGCGAGGCCTAGCTTCTTCAGCAATGGTCTGCCATCTATCCAAGTCGGAATGAACATTGACTTTGACGTATCCAATACGACCGCTCCTGTCGTAGCGCCTTATATCTCATTTGGTTTATGGGACGGAGCCATCTGGGATGCTTCCGTTTGGGGATCTGGAGGACAAAGCATTAATCCTTGGCTTGGCGTCACAGGCATTGGATACTGCGGTGGTCTTCAAATGAGAACGGCTAGCTCTGGCATTTCGCTACAGTGGGCCTCTACGGATGTGGTGTATCAAACCGGATGGGCTGGCATATAATTAGCGATGAATTGGTCGGCCATTGGGTGGCCGAGAAACTAGGCTCTGGATACTTTGCCGCTCGCTCTAACGCCATTGGATTGGTGAAGGACGATAGGCTTATAGCCGGAGTGATATACGAGAATTGGAACGGGCGCTCAATCATGTGCCACATTGCTGTAGAAGGCCGTTTAACGCGGCGCTATTTCGGTGCGATCTTTGATTATGCGTTCAATGTGTGTAATGTGGAAAAGATAATTGTTCCGGTCGAAAGCCACAATCTGAGAAGCGTTAAGCTCATTAAGAACATGGGCTTTACCGAAGAGGGACGCATCAAAGATTGCCAGCCAAAAGGTGATACAATTTTGTACACCATGACCAAGGGCGATTGTAGATTTCTAGGGGATCGTTATGGGTAAGAAAAGTCCAGCACCGCCGCCAGCGCCAGACTACGCAGCAGCGGCAAAGGAGCAAGGCGTAGCCAATCAAACGGCGGCGTTGCAAACGTCTGTCTTGAGCAATCCCAACATTATTAGTCCTTACGGCAACCAGACCGTAACGTACAAACAAGACCCCAATAACCCTGGCGGTGGCTCTCAAGCAACAGTCACACAAACCTTAACGCCAGAAGCGCAAGCCGCGCTTGATGCACAGCAGAAGACCCAGTTGGAGTTTTCCAATCTTGGCCTTCAGGGCATTGGCCAAGCAAAGAACATCCTTTCAACCGCGTTCAATCCCAATTTGCCTAACCTTCAAACATCCACTGCCCCCGGCAAAGATTTGAATTTTGGGCCAGACGCAAGCAAGTATGCAGCAACCAGCAACGTTCAAGGCGACACCTATGGACAAGCCGGCACGGTTGGCGCTGGTGCTTACGGCACCGCGAAAGGCTTTGGCGCTGGTGATTATGGTTTGGCAACAGGCATCAAAGCTGCTGACTTTGGTCAATCCAAAGGCATCAATGCAGCCGATTACGGTCAAGCCCAAGGCATCAATGCTCAAAATTATGGCCAAGCGCAGGGCATCAATGCCCAAGATTATGGTCAAGCCCGCCGAAACATTGATACGTCTAATGTAGCAGCCATGCCGGTTAATGCGGGCATGACGGGGCAGCAGGCCATCTTGTCTCGCTTGCAGCCACAATTGCAACAGTCCCGTGAGGCACTGGGCCAGAACTTGATTAATCAGGGCATCACTCAGGGCAGCGAGGCGTACAACCGCGCTCTGACCCAGCAGGGTCAGCAAGAAAACGACGCGCTGACACAAGCCGCCGTGCAGGGCCTTAACCTTGATATGTCCGCTAATCAGCAGGGCTATAATCAAGCCGCGCAGAACGCCAACTTCTATAACCAAAGTTTGGGCCAAGACTTTGGCCAAGGCGCGACCGCTCAGCAAATGCAGAACCAAGCCGTTGCCCAGAACTTTGGGCAAGGGGCGACAGCTCAAGAGATGCAGAACGCAGCTATTGGTCGGAACTTTGGCCAAGGCGCTACTGCCCAGCAGATGCAAAATCAGGCTATCGACCAAAATTTCGGACGGGCGCTTAGTGCAAACCAGTCGCAAAACCAAGCAATTGGGCAAAATTTCGGCCAAGGCCAAGCGGCAAATCAATCGCAGAACGCAGCCATTGCCCAAAACTATGGTCAAGGGATTTCATCTCAACAGTTACAAAACCAAGCAATTGGCCAGAACTATGGCCAAGGTATGTCGGCTCAAGACGCCGCTAATGCCGCACGGGCGCAGAACTATGGAATGGCGTCGTCTTCTGCCGGCATGTACAACCAAGCCGCAGCACAGCAGCAAAACCAAAACCTTCAGAATGCTCAGTTTGGCAACACTGCGCTTCAGCAGTCGCTTGGCCAGCAATTAGCCCTGCGGAACCAACCCATCAACGAGATCAATTCGTTGATGAGCGGTGGTCAAATTCAAAACCCGCAATTCCAAGCCTATACGGGTTCAAACATTGCGGCAGCACCGACATTCCAAGGGGCGCAGGCGCAAGGCGCTTACGATCAAAACATTTACAATCAAAAAGTTGCCTCTCAAAATGCCACAACGCAAGCAATTGGCTCTGTAATCGGCGCAGGCGCGGGGATGTTTAAATTTCCATCCGACATTCGTTTGAAATCAAATATCGTTCGTGTTGGTACACATGAAAAAGGCTTTGGCATCTACGAGTATAATATCTTTGACCGGCGCGAGCGTGGGGTTCTGGCACAAGAAGTTGAAAAAATTATTCCTGAAGCCGTTATTGAACACCCAAGCGGCTACAAAATGGTTAACTACGGAGCTTTGTAATGGCCATCAATCTTACAGATTATGCTTCGCAAATGGCAGAAGCGGCCCGAGCCAGAAAGATGGCAGAGGCCCTTCAAGCGCAGGCTTTGTCGCCTATTGAAACTCAAACCGTCAATGGCAATCCTGTACCTATTTCTGGTTTTTCCGTGCTTGCCAAGGCGCTTGCTGGATATGCTGGTGGACGCAAGGAGCGTATGGCTGATGAGCAAGAAGTTGCTGCTAGAAATCAAGCTC